AGGTCTTCGCATGTTTTGTGATTGGGTCTACCTTCGGAATCTTTACCAATGGTTTCATATAGAACACCATCGATGTGACACACAGATGAAAGCCCACCCTCCACATCAATGAAGAGTACATCTCTCATGTGTGCTAGTTTTTGCAAGGTACCAGCAAGCGAAGTCTTACCTACCCCTGGATTTCCGTACAGTTCTAAATTAACAAATCGTTCAACATCTTTTACTTTCTTAGGCGGCATAATCTTCTCTCCTCTGAAATTGGTTTTTCAAATCTTCGGTATCTCGACCCTTCAAGTCTTCAATACAAATGTCTCTGAACTGGCAGAAGTTGCAGTTCATAAAGCCGATCGATCTCGGCGGGGGTTCAAACAATGATGATTGGGTTTTAATTTGCTTAACGCTTCTAATGAAAACCGTATCCCATGTTCGTTGTAGTTCTTCATCTGTTCTGAAAGCACGGGACAATCTAATGAACTCTATGTCCTTTAACTTGTCTTTCATGTCTTCATAGTCAGCAATATCCAACCCGTTTTCGATAACGGTGTCCCGATACATTTCCCAGGTTGTAGTAATCTTAGCTTTGGAAAGTGTACCCTTCTTAGTCATTGCTGGTTTCTTAGGTGCAGTGCTTTTGATTTGGCCACAGATGGTACCTATTGGATCTATGCCAAGGTCAATAACATGCTTCATATAAACAGGTTTCTGGAGGTCTATCTCTTCAACCCAGTCAGCTTGGAAAGACTTTCTGAATTTAAAATCCCAAAGCCATACCTGCCCACTTGGTTTGTGACGAGCAACCCAGTCGATGTAACCGATGTATGAATCGCCATCATCAAGAGGTACTTCAACAGGGAACTCAATCAACGGTACCCCGTCTAGTTCAACTGTCTCCCAGTCTGACAATGGTAAAGATGCTTCAAACATCCTAACAGATGCAGTTGCATCTTCGATGAGTTGCTGCACTTCATCTATCTCGCCAGTGTCGAACTCCCCTTCACCTATGACAATCTCGTGATGGATGTCTTCGCCACGTAAGATGTTTTCAATCATCTTATGGCCAAGCTTACCGTAAGACATTGCTGGTGTGGGAGGAGACATGAGCCCCTCTACATATTTCAAGTGCCACTGGTAGTTACACTTGCCCCATGTACTGATTTGAGAAAAACTAAATTTTGTCATGTGTGTTTCCTAGTATGAAAATTTGTGTTTGATCGCGAAGCGTTTGAACTTACCCTTCTTTTCAACTTCGTGAATGTGTCCGTTATCAAGTAGCTTCTTGATCTTACGACTGGCTGTAGACCTATCTGCTCTTAAGAAAGTTTCTACTTCAGGAATAGTCTTTGGACCCTCCTCGAAGAACTTAATTAAAAGATCGTCGCCATCTGATTTATCAGAGTCTCGTAATTCAACCTGATAGCTCGGAGCCTTTGTATCAATATTAAAACCTAGTTCAATTTCTTCAGGGTTCTTAGATGATTTAAAGTGTCTCTTCATCTTAACATTGAAGTTATCAATAGGAGTTATTTGCCAACCTGTTTCAAGGAAGGCGTTAAGAAACTGTGAGCCCCACAATCCCTCTCGGTGTAAGTCACCACCTTTTTTTCTATGGTGTGCTAGAACAAAAGTAGTTCCGTGTTTATCTCGGATATCTTTCATGAACATCATTTGTTCAGCTGCACTGGCCATGTAGTCATCCGTGGATACAGTTGAATACAACGGGTCAATCAATACCAACGCTGGCTTAATCTCTTCGCATACTTCTGCCAAGGCAGCTGTACTTGAAGGGTCATCAAATCTAAGTTGTCTTTCGATATGCACATAGATGGGAAGATCTGGAGGCATATTCAATTTGAACATATCATTCTTGCAAGATGGTTGTACCAAGTTCAAACGGGATGAAGCGATTACTGCTAATCGTTCTACAGTTTGTGGGTGGTGGTCTTCTTGTTGCACAATGATAACTGGACCCTTCTTCTCAACAGGTATCTGATTTAAGAATGGCATACCAGATGCCACTGACACTGCTAGGTCCATAAGCAACCAAGTCTTATATGAACCGGGTGGGCTTACTACAAAAGCGATCGTGCTTTCAGGTAGCCAGTCTTTAACAGTCCACTTAACTGTGTTGTCTCCGAACATGGTCATGTAGTCATTGAAGCCCATCAGTCCAAACTTAAGTTTGTTCTTTGGTTTCTCAATGTCTTTATGAAACTTCTCTTCTTGAACGTTACGTGTATCACTACGTTTAATTGAATCTACTGTTACACGAAGCTCAGAGTTTGGAAGTGGTGGGTTATTCTTTCTATTCCAATCCTGTAAGATTGAAAGAACCACACGCTCAGTTAAACCCTTGGCAATAAAGTATCCAGCTAGTCTAGCACAGATGTCATTGCGCCCGCCCTTGGATACACCTTGCAAAGCTTTCATAACCCAGTCAGGGTCTTTGCTTTTTAACCTCTCTTCTTTTTTCTTCTCAGGGGTATTCATAAAAGCCAGTGGGAAATTCCCAGGTTTACCTTGTTTAACCCACTGGTAATCTCCCCGCTGAGTGACAGAGGGAGGCACCACGACCATCCCTCCATCACCCCTAACATCTATTCCATCAACTCCAACTTTGTTTGGTACCCTAGAAACCCCGGTCGGGTACCGATAGAATAAATGATAGCCCCCACTTCCAGTGCGACTCACCAAGTCGGTAGGATATAGTGCTATGACTTTTTGGTACTTATCCTCCGCTGACAAATCACCCCTCTGGTCAATGTCGAGAACCACAAGGTTAGACCTTTTGCCTGTGATCAAACCAATGTTCTTTTCCTGAAAGTCTACGGTGTCCCACTGGTTTGTACTCTGTGTCCAGTTGTTATGTATTGGACGCTTGCCCAAACGCTCAACTGGAATGACATAAAGACCCTTGCTTGTGTACTCTTCGACAATTGAGAAATCCATGATATCCCCCTATCAACATTAATTAGTGCTGTCAATAGCTGTTAGGCATAAGCTAGACCTACGGAGTTATTAATGATCGACATCTTTGACATCAAAGCTTTCGTCACTAACTTATCCATAGGATGCTTGGCAGTTAGGATGTAGTAGTTGCAGGGGAACTTCTGTCCGATTCTGCAAATCCTATCTTCTGCTTGGAGATTATCACCAGGAACCCATGACAAATCTACGAAGAGCATATGACTTGCCTTCGTTAAAGTTACGCCTGTTCCCATCGCCCCAATCGTACCAGCAATGCCCTTCAACTCCCCATTCTGAAACTGTTTAATATATTCATTTCTCTTACTGGCAGGTGTGCTACCGGTGATAGTGCGCCACCCTTCTCTTGAATCAATAGCGTCAATAGCTGCACGGTGTTGACCGAACACAACTAATGGAAGTTCTAGTTCTTCAAACGCTCCGAGCCAATCTAACATTGCTGGTATCTTCCCCCTGGCTACTGCTTCACGAATCTTTGCAATGCTTTCAAATTCAATCTTCAGTTTTTGTATTAACTGAGAAGTTGCAAGATCATTAGGATCGATACCGTGTTCTTTTAATTCATCCAGTATATTATCACACATCTTCATGACAGGTTTACTGATGTCCACTTCAACCACCCCTCTGGTTTTCCCAGGTAGGTCGGGCAGTACATCCCTCTTTCTCCTACCTAACGCAACACGCTTCAAACCTTCAGCTGCTGACGGGTGAGGAGTTCCCCAGTCCCAACCATTCCACTGGTTCTTGTAACCCCTGAAAAGTCTGACGAAGTTTTCCCAGGTTCTGTAAGATTTTTTGTTTAAATCAATTGATTTTAAAAGACCCCACAGTTCATTGGGTTTATTCATCAAAGGTGTACCTGTCATTGCCCAGACAACACCATCCAAGCTGATGACACGATGCGCTACAGATCTGAACTTCTTAGTTCTCTTTGCTTCGTAGTTCTTTACTGCGTGAGCTTCATCTGCAATTAGAGTTACCTTTTTATCATCTGAGTCAACGTCAGTATAAGCTTCAGCTAACAGTTTATTTAAATCAGAT